CCCCTGTACCTGAAAATCTAATTTTTAAAGTACTAAAACTTGAAGGTTTCCCACATTTTGATATTAATGGTGTAGTTCCTGCAAAATTATGACCCCAGAAGTATTTTAGGTCTGTTGCTTTATCATCTTTAGCCCAAATAAGGCAACCATTAGGAACTGCAACAATCTCTTTACTTATTATTGTTCTTTCATCATCATTTTTAATAAAAGAAAGAATAAAATTATTCTGTTTTTTTCCGTCAAGGGTATATCTGCACTGTTCATCAAATTCCTTTTTAACTAATGTATTAAAATCCATCGAGCAAGTATCTGCACTGAATGAAATTGTATTACCATCAAAAGTATTTCCACTGTCTTCTTTCAATACTTTACCGTCTGCTGTTCCGATATATATTTCTCCGTTAAACAACCAAGCCGATGTTATAGGTTGAGTTATTCTAGGAGGAAAGAAACATTTTGCGGTTAAATTATAAATAATCCAATAAGAATTATTTGGGTAATCTGTTCTTGGTATATGAATCCAGACTTCATTCTTTTTAGTGTTGGCTATTACATAAATTTCATCAAGTCTTGTATTGTCAATATTTGCAAATTCTTCGTGAATAAATGTGCTGATTTCACTTTCTGCTTTTATTGTTCCTAATTCGTTAGCTGATATGTAATAAACTCCAACACCGTTGATATGTTTTAAGAAATATATTTGATAATCATCTAAATTTGTAACTGAAAATGGACTAGATGTACCCACATTAGATATTACATCCATTTCATAACTTCCACTTGTTCCGTTTAAACGTACAGTGTCAGTAGTTCTATAAATCATCAAACTATTTTTGTAAGTTTCAATAGATTTTATACTTGATGATCTGTTCATAAAATTATCGATGTATCCGGCACGAGTTGTTTCAACATCTGAACTAGACCAATCAGTCGGATCACCAAGCCCACAAGAAAATAACTCGTGACCTGAGCCGATAAATATTCTATTATCAAATACTTTTATTGCCAATCCTCTGATTTGTACATCTGTATATGATACACAATCAATATTAATTATTGCAGGACTTGCACCGTATTCATAGAAAAATGGAGCGTCTATACCATTTGTAATAAATGCACCGTTATTGTAATTTACAGCATTAAAGAATCTAGCATCTTCGCTCATTCCGCCTTTTATTAAGGTCAAAGTCTCATTAAAGAATAAATATGCTTTGCTTTCAGTTCCACTATTAGTAAAAATTAACTCATAATGAGTGTCCCCTTTTTCATAATCAAAACCACCGATAATTTTCTCATTATTAGGTACTTGTTTAACAAGGGTGTTCCCATTACTTCTATAAATATTTCTACCGTAAGGAGTATTTAATAATTCTACATTATATCCAGCGCTTAAAGAATTAACCGTTATATTATTCGTTCTGTATCCGTCTGAAAAGTTTTTAAATTGCATTTTAAATCCTTACATTACAATAGTTGGGCTTGCTTCAAGCGTTCCCCTGTCATAAGTCATAAGTTCTGTTAGTCTATTTCTATAATTTGCTTTAGCATCTGTCTGATTTTTGGTTGATTTATCACGCATATAAAGCAATTCGGCATACATAACAATTATATTTTGATATTGTTCTGGGATTATTGATGTATCTGTTTCAAGTTCTAAATTTAATTTTTGAGTACCGTCTGCTGTAACAGCTTGATTATCGGTTTTATATTTAACAATAATCGGATAAACTGAATCAGGAGTTTTATCAAATCCAATCTTATTATCTTCTCTGTTTACATAATAACCTGATGGTTTTCCGCTACATTCCTGTAGTAATAGTTCGTCCTCAATAAACGCCAATTTAGAACCATTTAAGTAAACGCCCTGTATAGTGCCTAACGGTAAGTCATATTCCTTTTGACCTATAACAGTCGGCATAGATGGTTTTTTGTTTCTAAACTTCCAATCCGTATATTGGACAATATGGGCGTTTGCGTCCTTAATCATCTGCTTTTTTTTGTACGTTTCTTCATCAGATGCACTGAAAGCAGGTGGTTGCTCATCGACTGTATTAGTTCTGCAAAATTGTGTTAGTATTTCAAAATAATTCATTAATTAGCATCCTTTAGTTTTGCATTTTTTCTTCTTAGCCATTTTATTCTCCTTAATTAGTTTGCCAAAATTTAGCTTTGTCTTTAGCTTTTTCTTTTGGTATTGTATTTAAAATTGTTATTATTGGTTCTTCTTTACCAAGTAATTTATCCTCAAGCGAGATTTCTTTTACTTCTTCTTTTACCAATAGCTCTTTTTCTTCATCAGTCATAGAAATAACTTCAAAATCAGGGTCAGATACTAGCTTTTGGGCTAGTATCTTGTCTGATTTACAATTAAAATCTATCTCAACGTTTGTCTTGATATTTTTAATTATCATAGGTTTATAATCCTAGTGATGTTCTGAAAGCTACAGGTGCTGCGAATCCAGTCATACCAGTTTCAAATTCTGCAATTAGAGAGCCATCAGCCTGTGAGAATCTCGCAGGGTTTTCTACTCTTACTAATGACACTTTTGAAGCAGGACAAGAAACGTCTAAGTTTCCTTGTTTGCCTTGTGGGTATTCTGTTCCAGCTACTAGTGTAACTTTCTTTGCTGATACTGTTGTGTTGTTAATTACCAAGAAACCATAGTTATCACGAGCATTGAAAAAGTCAGCTATTGCCATACCGTTTCCTACGCCTGTGATTGCGTCTATTACTTGGTAATTCCCTGTTACGTCCAAACAATCAGCGGTGTTTATAAAATTGATTGTGTCTGCTGTTCTAGCCATTGTTATTTTCTCCTATTTAAAAGAGGGCTATAAAAGCCCCCTAAGTATTACTAAACTATTTGATGATTTTTGCAGTTCCTAATTTGTCACTTCTGTGGCAACCGAAACCATAGAGCATACGCATTTTCTTTGCTTGCTCGAAGTAGTCAGGTCTTGAAGCATCTTCGACCTTTGGTTTCTTTTGTGTAGCAAGTGCAAAAGATTCGCCATCGATACCAAACATTGGGTAGAAGTTTGTTCCATCGTTGTAAACAGAATTAGATTTATATACTTTAAATCCAGCATATTCGCCAGAAAAACCATTTTTTCTAAAATCTACGCCAGTTTCAGTGTATTGGTTAGCATCTGCTTTTGTAAGCATACCTACCATCCAAGGTGGAAGTGTAGCAAATCTGTTTTCTTCTGGTAAATCTGCTTCGTCAAATTTAACTTGCATATCTGCCAAGAAATCATTGATTGTTGATTTTGTGATTTGATATCCTGCGCCTGATAAAGAGTTGTAAGTAACCCCAGCTTTTGTGTAAAGAGTTGCCAAGTTGTCCTCAACGTGCTTTTTGAATTTGTAAGCTGCTCTTTTAACTTTGGAATCAAGAATAGTTTTTGCTTGGTCGCCTTCCATTTGGTCAGCTTCCATATCAGTAAGTCTGAATGTTACATACGGTTTTTGGTCGATTTTTATTTCATCAGATGAAACGTTTGTATCGCCGTAAGTTACTTGACCTGTTGTTGTCAAGTCTCCGAGTGTTACGTCTCCTTCATACAAAATTTTAACTGTGTCGCCACCAGAAATGATGTCTTTGTCAAATTTTGTACAAGCTAAGTTTCCGAATACCATAATTTTTTGCAATAATTTTTCAAGGTCTTTATCAAAAACCTTTTGAATTGCTATGTTTAATTTTGATGTCATTTTTTTTCTCCTATAAGTAATTAATAATGTCGTCTAACGTTTGTATTGTTTTTGGCTTTGTGCCAACTCCACCTTTTCCGACCGTGGTAGTCATTGCTGATTTATCAGCTTCTATGTCAGAACTGATTGCTTTTTTTGCAGTTTCACTTTTTAAATAACTTTGCAAATACGTTTCAGCTAATTCAAAGACCGTGTTTAAATCCTGTGGGTCGTATCCTTTAGCCTTGTACGCTTCATAAAGTGCTTTGTTTTCAGGCCTTGCAAGTTTATCAGCTTGGTTGATTTCAAACTCGTTAAACGAATTAGAAACACGTTGTTGTGATAACTCCGCTTCTTTTCCTTTTAACTGGCTTGATTCTTGCGAGTAGATTGCATCAATATTAGCTTTTGCACTCAAGAATTTTTCATTTTCTTGTGCTACATATTGTGCGTACTCTGCGCCGCTAATTTGACCGTTTTCAAGAGCATTTAAGGCTTGTTCTAAAACTTGGTTGCCTTGTGCTTGATAGTTGTCAATAGCTTGCTGATACTGATTGCTTAGGGTTTTCATCCCCTCTGACACTTGCTGCGTTTCCTGTGTGAACTTCTGCTCTGTTTGCGTTCTTTCTAATTCCTTGACCTTATTTAAGGCTTCGTGCATAGTCTTTTCGGCTTCGTTGTAAGCCTTTGCCTGTTCTTCAACGGTTTTGTATTTGTCCTTTTTAAACCATTCAGGCTGTTCCTCTGTTCCATCTTTTTCAGCTTTGGCGGTTTCTTCAACAGGCTCAACGACTTCCGAGGTTTCTACTTCCGTAGGCTCTGCCGTTGGGGTTTCTGTTTCAACTGCTTCTGGTGTTGATACTTGATTTTCTTCTGACATAATGTTTCCTTTATATTTGTGTATTACTAAAAAGCCCTCTCGAGAGAGGGGTATTTTTATTGCTTTACGGTTTATTTTTTAACTTGTTCTAAGTCTAATTTATCGGCGATTCGCTTTTGTTCTTCTAAATCGTCAACCGCTAATTTATCAGCTAACATTAAATGGCACAACCTGAAAGCCTTTTCAGGTGTATCAAAGTTGTTGATTGTTAATCTATCCCATACGCTTTTCATTTTCATATCTTTATAAGATTGAAAACAATCGGCATTATGAGGTGTAAACCATTCATTTACTAAACTTCTGATATTTTTAGCTAATTGGTGCATTATTTTTTCCTTGTAATTTTACTAAGTATTCTTGCGATGGTTGCAATTGAAGCATTTGTAACATTGCTTGTTTTACATCATCAGGGTATCTGTTATCGTCACATATAGTTTTTGCAGCAATATCTAACACAAATTGGTTAGCAGTTGGTTGCTGTGGTGCTTGTGGTTGATACTTCTGTGGGTTCTGCAATACTTCTGTCAAGAATTGTTTTGCTTGCTCTCTCTGCTCCTCTGGTACTTCGTTAATGGCTTTTTGTAATCCATCTTCGATAAAGAACTTTGATGTGTCTTTTACATCGCATATATTTTCAAGAGCAAACTTGCTTATCTCGTCCACATTGGCGTTTTTATTACCCTGTGCGATTTTTTCAAGAACATTTACGGTTATTTGTGCTTTTTGTTTATTTGCCGTTTGCTGTTTAGCATCTGCAACTTTAAATTCATAAGAGCCTTGAACTACATCGGGAGTGACTTCTTTAAACTCAACTTTACCGTTATTACGGATTTTAATTTGTTGCGGTTGGGAAATCATATTAGCGTTTAAATCTGCTATCTTTTGAATGGTTGGTTTTGTTAGTTTTCTGTTGATATTGTCAACGTCTTTTTGGATTCTAACTTCACCACCGCCCATTATTCCGCTTGCTTCTGTTGCAAAATCTACCTTAGCGCCGTCTACGTTGCCAGTTAAATATTTATTAATCCCTGTTGATTGCTCGATTTCAGCATCAAACATTGGCATAACTTCAAAGTTTACACTTAGACCTTTGCCGTCAATACTGTATATAATAGGGTTGTTAGGGTTTAAACCATCGTTTTTGGCTTCGATAATCTTGCCAGGTTCAGCTTTGTTCTCGCCCTCTAATCCCATTTTGCCGTTGGTAATGTGACAAGGATTATTAGCAAACGCCATCCCTTTTTCAATTGCTCTGAATACTTCTGATTTCTTTTCGTTGTTTACTACCGCAACCAATAAAGGTGATATTTCACGCCCTGTGTCGGGATGGTCCATAAAGCTACATCTTGTAAACGGATTAATCAAGAAAGGATTTTTGCAAAATCTTACGACTTCTAAACGTCCAACAACAACCGCAAGCCAGTTTTCTAAGAACGTACCATCAGGGAGTCTTAAATCTCCCCAGTATTCCAATACTTCTATCATATCGCCATTGGTTGCATCATCTGATAGCGTTGTATTTGAATTGCTTGTTATTGAGCCGTTGTTATTCTTTTTGCCTATTTCTTTTAATTTGTCTTGAGTTTCCTTGCTTATTTTATAATCTTTTCTTGCAAGGATTTCCTCTGGACTTAACCAAGTTTTATAAATCTTCGGGCATTTATCCCAATCTTTTACTTTGTTTTTATCGAATACTATCGAAAAAGGGTTAATACTTACAGACTTTGCACCATCGTAAACGGTTTCAATCTTTGTTATTCTGCCCTCTGTGATGTTTTCGGGTAATGTTTCATCTGTCGCTTCTTCGCCTGTTAAAATGTCGACTTTTGCAAGCCTTTTAACTTCACGAATATTCTTGACCCATTCAGTAAACGTATAGAACGCACCTTTTTGAACATAGTTTGGGATTCCTGTGTCGTATTCTGTTAAATACTCCATCTTTTCGAGTTTATCCTCGACAAAGGCTTTCATAGTATTAGAATTGTCTTGGTCTACTTGCGAATTACCCTCAATACCAAAAAGAGTTTCAACACTTCCAGCACATTTATTTTTCAATTGTGCTATATATGTTTCAGACTGTTCATAGATTTTAGTCATTAAGAATTTATCTTTATCTTTATTTCTCAAAATTCCATAAAGATGAAGCTTTAATTTTTCATAGTCTGAAATATGCGGTTGTAAATCCTCATAAAATGAATCATACATCTTGACAATACTTGATTTTAACTCTGTTGCTTTTGTATCATCCAACTTTATTTCTTTTTTTTCTTTAGTGTAGGTTAATGACATTTTATTCCTTTTCGGGTTGTTCAATCTTTATAGGCCAGTAAAAATCTACTAGATAACTAATCGCATCATAGATGTGCATCAAGAATTTTAACTCTTTTGACTGCTTTATTTGGTGATGTGATGGGGCATCTATTAGGCTTGTGCCGACTTTATACTTTAGATTCTCTAGGTTATATATAACCCATTTACATTTATGGTCTACGAAAACGCATCTGATACCCTTTAAATTTAGGACTTTTGAGTTAAACGCTGCAACCCTGCTTTTAATTCTAGGGTTAAAACCTTTTAATTTAAACTCAACATTATCTATGTATCCAAAGTCTTTAAGAGTGTTTTTTATAGTCGCATAATTAGTGAACTCACTTGCAGTTGAGCGATTATCACCAGAGGCATCACCATTTATTATTATTTTGCCAGTATGCTTTGGGTATCTTCTTAAAAATTCTTCACAAGTTTTTTCGGTAGTTGTATTTTCAATTACTATTTCGTCAAAGAAAAAGACCTTGTCCTCGGTTTTGTGAGCCAAAGCCCACGACATAGGGTCTACGTTGAAATC